TTTTTTGTGGGAGCAGCCGCGGCAGAGATATGGCAGAGGCTGTGAACGGGGAGCCTGAGGCAGTGGGAGGAGGCGCAGCATCCACAGGCCGGGCAAGGCAGAGAAGGGAAGAAAATCAGAAATACAGCAGGAGGAGTAAGGATGGTAAAAATAATGGCGGTGTATGATGAGGATGCGCTTTATGCCAGAAGGCTGGCAGAGTATGTAAACCGGAGGGAGACCATTCCTTTTACAGCGATGGCCTTTTCGAAGCTGGAACGGTTAAAAGAGTACGGAGACAGCCATGAAATTGAAATTCTTTTAGTAGGAGAGACTGTAAAAGCGGCCGCAGATGAAGTGAAAGCAGGTTTAAAAATGGTGCTCTGCGGCGGAGAGTTTTCCATAGGGAAGGAGGAACCCTCTATTTATCGGTTTCAGTCGGGAGAAGGGATTTTGCGGGAGGTCATGACTTGCTACTGTACAGCTCCTCCGGAGCCTGCACTGGCTCTTTCGGGAATGGGTGCGCAGATTTTGGGTGTGTACTCTCCGGTGAACCGCTGCGGAAAAACAGCCTTTGCACTGGCCTTGGCCCAGGTATTGTCCAGAACGGAATCGGTACTTTTTATCAGCCTGGAGGAATTTGCAGGATTTGAGGCTATTTTGGGAGGAGAAGTGAATCAGGATTTTTCGGATGTGCTTTATCTCTGCCGCCAGGGAAACTTTAACTGGATGAAGCTCCGGGCCATGGTGTGCTCTGTGGGACAGGTTGACATGATTCCGCCGGCAGCTTATGGGGAAGATCTGGATCAGATGGAGCCCGAGGAATTAGCCCTTCTTTTAAGGCGTATTGCCAGGGAAAGCGGATACAGGCGGCTGGTAGTGGATATGGGCCACATGGGAAGGGGATCGGCGGCACTGTTAGACTGCTGTGACGGGGTGTATATGCCGGTTTTAGAGGATCCGGTATCCAGGGCCAAGCTGCAGGCATTTGACAGGTATCTGTCAGCTGCAGGCGCGGTTTCCCTTAAAGAAAAAATCTGCCGTCTCCGTCTTCCAAAGACACGTCCTTTGAGCAGCATGGAGAACTGTATGGATCAGCTTCTCTGGGGAGAGATGGGAGATTTTGTCCGGGCTCTTTTAGAGGGAGGAGGGGGAAATGACTGAAAGAAATCCAAGGGAGGGAATCCGCGAAGAGCTGCGCCAGAGGATTATGGAACAGCTTCAGGAATGCAGCCGCATGGAGGATGAAGAGCTTTACGAACAGATTGACTGTGCGATCCGGGAAAAAGGACAGGAACTATTTCTGCCTCTTAAAGAGCGGCTGTGGCTCAGGAGCAGCCTTTATGACAGCTTTCGCCGTCTGGACATCTTACAGGAGCTGTTAGATGACAGAAATGTAACAGAGATCATGGTGAATGGGGCCGGAAAGATTTTTATTGAAAGAAAAGACGGGACGGCTCTGTGGGAACGGAGATTTGAACGGCCGGAGCAGCTGGAGGATATTATCCAGCAGATCGTAGGGCGTGTAAACCGGGTGGTAAATGTGTCTTCTCCCATTGCAGATGCCCGTCTGGAGGATGGCTCCCGCGTTCATATCGTGCTGCCTCCGGTTGCGCTGGACGGTCCGGTAGTGACCATACGAAAGTTTCCGGAACCGATCACGATGGAAAAGCTGATTGGCTTTGGGGCTGTTACAGAGGAAGCGGCACAGTTTCTGGAAGGGCTGGTAGCTGCCCGGTACAATATTTTCGTCAGCGGAGGAACCAATTCAGGAAAGACGACATTTTTAAATGCCCTGTCATCCTTTATTCCCAGAACGGAGCGGGTAATTACCATTGAAGACTCGGCAGAGCTGCAGATTTCTCAGGTTCCCAATCTGGTGCGTTTAGAGACAAGGGATGCCAATACAGAGGGAAAGGGACAGATTACCATCAGCCAGTTAATCCGGGCTTCGCTGAGGATGAATCCAGAAGCCATCATAATAAAAAAGTGAGATTTAAAGGACAATAGAAAGTTCTGAGCCATCCCAAACACATTCCTTCAAGATATCTCTCATAATACGATTCTTTTCTTCGGCAGTAAATCCATTTAGTCCTTTCATGACATTTTGGATATGCTGCGCTTTGCCCTCGGCTGATTCATTTAATTCACCCCGTTTTTTGATTTCAACATTTATTACAGCTCTTTCACGCTTGAGAAATTGGAGATCAGAATCTAATCTCTCGATTTCAGCAACGATATATTTTGAGGCAGCTGAACCATCTGCGAGAGCCAGAGAGGATGCGAGCCGTCCGATTCGTAATTCTATGGAGGAAATTTTGTTATTGATTGTTTTGATATCCGGAAGAGGAAGCTCGCTTTTTTGGACAAAGCGGTAAATCATAGATGGATCGATCTCAATAGAGTGCAGAGTGTTGAGAAGCTTTTGGTCTATGATATCAACTTTAATTTGTTTCCGATCACACGCCTCAACGCCATTCTTCATACGACGGAGGCAATAGTACCAGGATGATACCTCACTGTTTATCTTCTTTTTTCTCGATACGGCCATAATGGATCCGCAAGAACACCTAAGTATACCTTTAAGGAGAGGGATATCGTATTTCTGGGTTTTATCAAATTTATTTTCAGAAAATTGGTTTTGAACTGCAAGCCATTTGGCAGCGGGCATAAACGGTTTATGTAGGCCGAGGCAGACCAGCCATTTTTCGGGTGGTTGTAGCTGATGCTTTTTATTTACCCCTGTTGATCTACCATAAATCATAACACCTACACTGCCATCCCACTTTTCGCGAGGGGAATCAGGATCCATTTGACAGCCTTTAGCAGCAAAATAGTCATATATCTCAGGTGTGGCTTCAACACAATAAGGCATGGTCAATATTTTGTACAACTGAGTGGTTGAGAAAAACGCCCCGTTTCGGGTTTTAATGCCCTCTTTTCGGAAATATGTTTCCATAGATTGCAATGAACAATGATTCTTTAAAAAAGAGTCATAGATCCATATGTTATATGCTACACCATCCGGATCTGGTTCGATCGTAACGTGCTTTTTTCCATTGATAAGGATATTTTTGCGTACATAACCATAGGGAGGGTTTCCACCAGTCCAAAATCCTTTTTTGGCCAGTCCTATCATATTGTCACGCACTCGCGTGGCAATGGTTTCCCGCTCCATTTGTGCAAAAACAACTGTGACATACATCATGGCTCTTCCGATCGGTGTAGTTGTGTCGATATTTTCCTTGATAGAAATAAACATCACATGATATTCTTCCAACATGGCATAGATATTAGAAAAATCACGCACATCCCTGGATATTCTATCAAGCTGATAAACTACCAGAACATTGATTGCACCGGATTTTACATCTTCAAGTAGTCTCTGTAAATCTGGGCGTTTTGTGTTGGCTCCCGTGTAATCTTCGTCTGAATATGATGTCACAAGGGTAATATCGTCAGCTTTGAAATGCGCTTTGATGTAATCATTACACATCCGATGCTGATTATCTACGGAATCAGACTTATCAGAATAGACAGATTTTCTTCCATAAATTCCAAAAAACATTCAATCATCCTCCTTTTTGAGTACAAAAATAACAGCCAGCAGGAACGAATGTTCCGCTTGCATGGCTGCCCCGGAGATGATACAATGAATTATGAATGTTGATGTAACTCTTCGGGGTTATAGAAAGCCGTTCCTGTTGGCGCAGGGGCGGTTTTTGCAGTTTGACAAATAAACGGATTTGACATATAATATACTTAACAAGACAGCCGATACGATAGCACAAACCTATCCGTTTCCGGCAAAATAACTCACTAAGAAATAGCGCCTTACTTTACCAGAGCAGGGGCGCTATTTCTTATTTGTATAATTCAGAATGGCGACAATTAACAATGCAACAGTTAATATAATCTGAAATTCCTCATATGTACTCATAAGCACCACTCCTTCCGCAAGACTCGGAAACGGGTGGTATGTGCGCCCTATCGGCTGCCCGGGTAAGTATATTATATTTCAATGTACTATTTTTAAAATTTAGCTCTAAGTTCTACTACACGCCCGATTATTCTTACAGGTTTTGTTTCTATTTCTTCTTTTGAAAATACCATAGGTTCATATTTAGGGTTATTGGATAAGAGCATAATTCCCTCAGCATATTTTTTTAACCGTTTGCAAGTAGCGTCACATCCATTTACCATTGCAATTACAATTTCTCCGGATTCCGCATCATCTTGCTTGCGAACAATAACTACGTCACCCTCGGACATTCTTGGCTCCATAGAATCACCATGAATTCTCAGACCAAAAAATTCTCCAGTAGCAGCCATATCTTCAGAAATTTCTTCTGTATCAATAATATCTTCTACAGCCTCAATTGGGATTCCGGCAGCTACTCGGCCGAGAACATTGATGGTAACGCCTTTTGTAGATTTACGATTTTTTTCTTCCGCATCTAAAGTCACGTTTCCATCAATTTTTTTAAATAAAACGTCAAAGTCTATGTCCATTCCTTCGGCTGCTTGTTTTATGCACTGAATAGATGGAGCTATGGGTTTTCCTGTTTTAGGGTGCCTATTTTTTTCTAACAAGGAAATGTAGGCTTTACTTATTCCGCTTTTCATGGAAAAAGCATCCATACTTAAATTACGGGACGCCCTATACTCTTTTATAATATCTCCCAGAGTCATTTAGCTGATCACCTCCTTTTGTTTACTATATTATACAGCACAACACAGAACGTGTCAAATATTTTGAACATTAGTATTGACAATGTTTGTTTAATATGTTAGACTCCATCTGTACAATAAATTTGACAAAGAAGAAGGTGATATAAATGCGCTACAGAATTAAAGAGTGTCGAGAAGAATTGAAAATGTCTCAAGTAGAATTAGCTGAGAAATCCAAGGTGTCACGCACGATCATATCTGGGCTTGAAAGTGGGGCAATTACAGTAACAACCACAGATACACTTTTGAAAATCGCTAAGGCGTTGAATAAAAAGGTAAGTGAAATTTTTTTTGACGACATTGTCTAATAAGTTAGACAAATAGACTGAAAAGAGAGGTGAGAGAGGTGGAGAAGGAAAAAGAAGAATGGCTCAAAACAATAGGAGCCAAAGAATTCCCAGAACCAATTAAATGGGTATATTCATTTCCTGAATATGAAGGAACTTTTAATCTTTCAGAGCGCTATGTGAAAGAGACGCCACTGGATGAGCTAAAAGACCAGTATATGCAGAATAAAGCTTATGCTGATGAATTACTTAAGCTGAAAAAGGATAGGGAAACAGTTGCTTAAGTGTTGCACGTTTTTTAACATTCCACACTTTTCAAAATGTTGAAGAGTGGATTCAATGTCTTCTCGTGGAAAACCAGTTGAATCGAGCTCTTGAATTGCGATGAATGAACCATTACGAGATAATTCAATGAGTTTTTGATAAATAATTTTTTGGGTGGAAGTTTTGCAAAAATCTTCGTAATACATAAAAAATATTTCCTTTCCGGATGTGATTTTGACAGGAGTATATCACAAAAACTCAGATATTTCCATGATGAGACACATGTTAAGTGAAAAATTGAAGAGGAAAGAATTAAGCATGCAGAGACTGAGAAAGAGAGGTGAGAGCGGTGGCTGAAGTGATTGTAGTACTTGCAGTATGGGTGTTTGCATCAGCGGCGATTGCAATTATGAAAAAGATTGACCCAGAAAACAAAGCATATACGATTTGGACTATATTGGTCTGCATTCTGCTCACTTTGTTTGTGGGATGGTATGAATCTTGGTGGACAGTTTTTCAATGATAACGGAAGCGTCATTCCATTGGTCATTGAGCATTAGTCTATTGGCTTCTATCATATCACTTTTTAAATCTTCTGGAGCATACATGAGCGCAGAGTAATAGTGTTCACCATAATCTTTCAGAGCATCGGTATCTGCATAATAGATACAGCGACCAGCATGTTTTAAATAATTTTCAAAAAATTCGCGTTGATGGATTATGGTTTCGACATACTCCTGCCGCTTCAACTCCAGTTTCCTGATTTTTGTTTGATGGATATTGTTAATGATACAAGTGATTATGGGAGAAACAATGGCACATAGGGCAAGAATGACAGAGATGGAAATTGTTAAATCAATTTTAGGCATAACATATTCCTCGCTAAGTTTATTTCAGCATGGCAGTGCTGATATAGAGAGTATAGCATGGTAACAGAGTATTTTCCAGAAATGAGGTAAGGGAATAACATGAAAGAGAGGCGAAAAAGTGAGAAATAAACAGGTGCAAGTGCGTAGAAGAAAAATCAAAAAGATAATGATGTGAATAGCATATATTATCTGGCTGATTTTTATAAGTTCTGCAACTTCAGCTATAACAATCCTTGTATGCACAGGACGATAAGGGAAGTTGCCAATGACACTGCCATAGGAACAATTATGGAACAGATTAGAAATTTGACGAATACCCCCATATTGTGTTGGGCATGATGTATTGCCTTTTGAGTGAGATGAAAATCCATATTTTCAACTCCCTTCAAAAATAGTTCAGCGTGGCCGCGCTGATAAGGGGAGTATAGCACAAGGACGAGAGGCATAGCAAGGCAGATGAATCTGTTTGAGACTGGGAAAAGGGAGGTGAGAGAAGTGAATGAGGCAGTTTTTATTCACAATTTATATGGTTCTCAATCAAAAATAATGGATGAAGTACGAGAAATTATTGAAAGACAGGGGACACTTAGAGAACATCTGAAAAAAATAGAAATAGAGATTGGGAATCTTCAAATCAAAGAAGATGGGACAGTTGAAATTACTGCGGATGAAAGAAAATTTCGTCACATAGAGAAGGCGATAAGCCAAGAGTTAACTGGAATCTGGAAAAGTTACGAGAAACTTCGTGAGCTTGGCGTTGTGAAAATAGTGCAAACTCACGAAGGGTCACTATGATTCCATTACGTCAGCAATAGCAGAGATGGCTTCACAGACTTTGCGTTTGAAAGAGTCTAAGTCAGCTTTTGTAATAACTGATGATGGATCAGTGCTGCTGGATACAGATTGACTTCTTAACCAAGTAGCAATTTGGCGTATTTCTTCGGATTTATCCTCCATGAATATCCTCCTTTCCCAAGTGAATTTTCAGCATGGCGGTGCTGATAAACACCAGTATAGGGCAGAGGAAAAGAAAAGGCAAGATAAGACAGAGGGAGGTGAGAGAAACGAAAACAGAGGATATTAAGGTAAAGATAACATTTACACCAGGTTATCAGCAGAGGTTCACGGAAGCTTGTCTTCGGCAACTGGAACGTCGTCAGCAAAATCAGGAATTACAGAGTACAGCTCCGTGGAAGACGGATAAAGATTCTATGCCAAAAGTGTCGGCATAGAGAAAAAGAGAGCATAGGAGGCAATTATGCAGGCAGAAGTAATTAAATATGAGGCCCCAGTAGAGGGTGTTGTGGTGACTCAGGAGGAAGAGAAGCAGATTCTTGCGCTGGGCCGAATCATGAGGGAACAGCTGGATCAGAGCCATAAGGATGTGCGCCTGTTTGGCAGGCTGTCTACCGTGATGGCGTTCCTGTTGGGGGCGGAGACAGTACTGCTGTTGGTAGCCTGTGGGATTGGAACACTGTGAGGAGGTGATACCAATGAGAAGAAGCAGGGCAGAGCGTCCGACGCTTGCACAGAAGAAGCAGATCGAGGCCGCAGGACTCAACAGTAGGGACTGGCTGGTGCTGATAGAGTCGGTCAACCAGTTATACCTTGTACATAAGGGGACGGGCGAGAGCCGGACGATAAAGAAGAAAGGAGAACAGGAATGAATCAGAGATTGAAGCGTAAGATCGAGAAGCGCAGGAGACAAAAGATCTGTGAGGCGCTAGATCTGTGTTTGCAGATTAATGGATTGCAGGCGAGTGACCGGGAATATACAGGGGATCATCCTACAGTGCTCTATGACTTTGGCGGGCACGTTGCCTGGATATCTGCGAGAATCTACGCAAAAGGATGGGAAGCGAAACGGAATCCGGACAAAGAGTTAAGGGTTGGAATCACTTGCCCAAATGAACTGGATCAGATGCTCCGCGAGCTGCAAGAACTGAAAAAGGACCTGTACAGCAGCAACTGTAACAGATCCTGACACATTGAGCGTAGACCATGACCGGTTTACGCTCAGACCTTATGGCCTCCAAAAATAACCATACATAAAGTATACGGCAGTCATAAGGGAAAGTCAAGGGAAACAGCGGTGAAAACCGCTTATATCACTTGTTAAGGTTATTATCTTATCGACAGGAGAGGAACGGAATGCCGTATTACACTTGGGAGGCACGGGCAGGGATCACAATGAGTATCTGTAATTACCATGATAGATCCAGACCGGAGCCGGGTATGGGGAGGCGTAAGAAGACGAAGCCAACCCCGGAATCCCAGAGGAAGAACAATATGCGCAGGGCGGCCCAGAGGTTGACACTGGATCTGAATGAGAACTTCGGTCCGGACTGCTGGTACCTCACATGGAACTACAGCCCGGATAAGCGCCCAAAGGATAGAAAGGAGCTGCTGCATCAGGTAAGCAAAACCCTGAGGAAGCTCCGGAACATATATAAAAGATCAGGAAAGCCCTTGAAATATGTTTGGGTTCCAGAAGTGGGGCCAAGAGGGGCCTGTCATATCCATATCGTGATATCCGGGATCACCCTGAACCTGATCCGGGATGTATGGACCTATGGGGGAATGTACATAGAACCTCTGAGAAAGGACCGGAACTATCGCCAGCTGGCAGAATATTTCGTGAAATACTCGGAGAAGACAAGACAGACCTATGGGGGAAAGCAGGCGGGGCGTTATAACCCAAGTAGGAACCTGACCCATGTGAAGATAGAACGGCGCAGGAGGAGAAAGAAGACCTTTGCCGCAGATGAGATCAAAGTCCCGGAAGGCTGGTATCTGGACAAAGGCAGCGTACAGGAGTGGATCAACGATCAGGGCTACAAATACCTGTACTACATTCTGGTACAAATCGAAAGGGGGCCGGAACGATGCAGGACGTGAATATCTACATAGCAGGTACGATCCATGGCCCTGCCAAAAAAGCAGGAGGATATCTCTATATCCTGGAATGCTTCCGGGACGGACAGGCGGTTACGCTGGAAAAATCAGCATGGATGGAGAAAGCCACAGAGAACCAGCTGGCGCTTACTGCTCTTGGGGAGGCCCTTGGACGGCTCAACTGCCCCTGCAGCCTCAGGATCTACACAGACTGCCAGCACATCATCCACGCCATGAGAGACAGCTGGGCCAGACAGTGGCAGAAAAACGGGTGGAGGAATGCCAAAGGGAAAGCAGTTAAAAATGCGGACCTGTGGCAAAAGGTTTTAGAGCAGCTGGATCCCCATCTGTATACCTTTACAGACGAATCCCATACCTACAGCCAGTGGATGAAAGACGAACTTGAACGGGAGGGCGAGAAACATGGATAAAAGCCTGTTATGCCGGGTAAATACTCGGGCGGGACTGAATTCATATGCCTGCTATCTGGATTATATTGCGGGGCGTATGGGAGAAGATGATTGCCTGATCATTCTGCCGCATCCCCAAGGATGGCAGATCGAATATTACACTGGACAAAGAAAGATCATAAAAAAGGCCGGCTGCCCGGAGGAAACCTTGAGATATTTGGGACACCTCCTTCGGGTGCTGAAAAAACTGGAAGGGAAGGAAAATTATGTTTGATAAATTTGGAGAATTTGATTCATCGGATGAGATAAACCGGGCCGCAGCAGCCCAGAGAAGGGAAGGGGACTATGAAGCGATCCTCGCTATTGCCGAGGAAAACGGCATTGATCCGGAGGACGCTCAGGATTTTATAGACGGTAATGTGACGGCTCTTGTTACACCCCTGACGGCTGCGTTCGGGAAACTGGATATAGAGGCCACAGAGCTGGAACCCTATGAGATCATGGAGGACTGGCTGGGATATATCCGATTGCGCTGTACGGAATCGCCGGAAATGGCAGAGGCAGTCCGCCGCCGGGGAAAGAGCCTGAAAGGGTGCATTGCGGCCCTTTTGACATGGAGTTTTAAGAATCAGCGTCCAGTGCCGGAAGAGATTGCAAAAGCGGCCGGAATCAGCTTTCGGGTCACTCTTGGAATCCCAGGGATGGGAAAGGCAAAACAGATCATCACGGATTACTACATGGGGGGACAGTGAGATGCTTGCATACAAAGGGTTTAAAGAGGACTTGACCTGTACATTTGGACGGGGAACCTTCCAGTATGAGGCGGGACAGACCATAAAAGAGGAATCGTCCAGATGTCAGAACCGGGGGCTGCACTGCGCAGAGAACCCTCTGGAGTGCCTAAGGTGGTATCCATTGGGATACGGGAACCGGTATTTTCTCGTGGAAGCTTCCGGGAGCCTGGACGAACTGGGCGGAGACGATACACAGCTCGCCTGTACGGAAATGACACTGGTAAGGGAATTAAGCGTTAAGGAGATGGCAGGTCACGCCATGATGTACATGGTCAGACATCCGCTCCGGCCATGGAAAAGGACAGGGGATATGCTGCAGGTGGCACAGGACCAGGCAGAGGCAAAGACTTCAGGAGCCGTGGCAATCGCCAGAGGGCCGCATCCGAAGGTCAGGGGAGCCGCAGGGGCAATCCTGGGGCTGATCCGGGAAGATGGGGGACTGATCGAGGATGCCAAGCTGTTTGTTGTGCAAGGCAATATCAAGCCGGATACATGGTACACCCTGAAAGAACGGGAGCCTCAGGAGGTGAAATCATGAAACGGAAGACTATACTGGCTCATCCGGCCTCTGAAACCAGAAAAAAAGGGGAAATCCTTACAACGCAGCTCATAGGGAATATTTTGGTTCTGAACTATTGGAAGGACCGGGTTCTGCAGGGGCGCTACTGTATGAATACAGCTACGGGAGAGTATGAATACTGGGATGCAGAAAGAAATGTGTGGAGACAGGCCAGACTTAATACAATGGTAGAACATGATCCGTGGTGCTACCGGTCGATCAATCTGAAAAAACGTCTCAGCTTTGACTGTATGGAGGATGAGCAGAGAGCGAAGGATGCGATTGCATCTAAGACCAAATGGCAGGAATCTGATATATTTTGCCGAATCTATGACTGGGAGTCAGATTACAGTGAACAGGTTAGAGATAACCGCCGGATAAGTCACAGGAACCGGATAGAACGCTTAATGGCACAGATTCCACCGATACCGGATGATTTTACCGAATGGCTCTTCCGAGTGGCCGCTCATGGACAGGAATATGCTTTCTACGATAAGACAGGAGCTTCTTATAGCTGTACTGCCTGTGGGAACACTTCTCCGGAGCAAAAGTGGGAACGGGCAGAGGGAGGAAAAGCAAGACATAATGACCGAGCCATATGTCCCATCTGCGGAGAGGCTGTGACGGTTAAAAGGCGGACGGATCACATGACGTATGAGACGCAGGCGATGCTCATCCAGAACATGACACTGGACACCAGCGCATCCAGGCATATTGATGTAAAACTCCAATGGAGCGCCGAGGGAAAGAAAACAGTCTGCTCAGAGGGAATACGGCTTATATTCCAGAGAAATTATAAGGTTCGTCCCACCAAGATTTACTATGCCTATATCAACAAAAGTTGTTGGGATCCTGACCCTGCATGTTTTGACGAGCATAACCCCTGCAACCGTCGGATCCGGGAGACCTATCTGTATCCGGAAGGGGTCAGGGAAGCTCTGAAGGGAACAGCCTACGGCGTATGGATGGATCTGTTTCCCCAGTTGGCTGAGGCAGGAAAGAAGCTGGACTATAACAAGCTGCTGATTGCAGGCCTGCGGGAGCCGGATATGCCCAGAGTCATAGAATATCTGTTTAAAGGACGCTTCTCTCGGATGCTCCGGGAAACGGCCGCAGCTGTAAGCACCTGGTCGGGACGGTACAGTGGTTCTCTGGCCCTGGACGGGGAATGCATCGAAGATGTTTTTGCGTTGGAGGATCGTCAGAAGATCAACCGCTTCCGCCAGATAGACGGAGGGGAACAGCTCCTGGAATGGCTGCGTTGGTGCGATCATACGGGAAAGAGAATAGATGATGTTACCCTGCAATGGCTGGACAGACAGAAAATGAGCGAAGAACAGCTGTCATTCATTCTGGACCGAATGAACCCCTGCCAGATCATGCATTACATACAGAGACAGCAGAAAGAGTCCTATAAGGGAAAAAGCTGCTATGTTGTCCTGACTGCCTGGAAGGATTACCTGAGCATGTGTGGAAGGCTGAGGAAACATACAGAGGATGAGATGATATTCCGGCCCAGGGAACTGAAACGCCGCCATGATGAGGCGGTAGAGGAGTGTCGGATCCGTCAGGAAGAGCTTTTGGAAATCGAGAGGGAACAGGCGGCAGACCGGATGCGTGATAAGTATCCGGGGGCAGAGGAACACCTTGCAGAGATCCGGGAGCGGTACGAATACAGGGATGATCAGTATATCATCAGGGTACCCGAAAGGCTTATGGATATCATGCAGGAGGGAGCAGCCCTCCATCACTGCGTAGGATCCAGTGAGCGCTATTTTGAACGGATCATGCAGAAGGAGACCTATATCTGTTTCCTGCGCCGCACAGAGGCCCCGGACAAGCCCTACTATACCATCGAGGTAGAACCTGGGGGAACTATCCGCCAGCACCGGTCAGAGTATGACGAGGAGCCGGATATTGAGAAGATCCGGGGATTCCTAAGACAGTGGCAGAAAGAGATCAAGAAGCGGCTCAATGAGGAAGACCGCCGTCTGGCTCATATCAGCGCACAAAAACGGCAGCAGAACATAAACGAACTGAGAGAAAAGAACAATATCCGGGTCCTGAAAGGCCTGGAAGAAGATTTTATGGAGGCAATCTAATGGACGAGATGATACAGGGAAGGCCCCAGGGGGCCAGCTTTACGGATTTTGCAGAATACGAAAAGGCGTTCGACCAGGAGGTAGACCGGGTAGAACTGGGGTTTGTACGGATCGGATATATGCTCCGATATGCCCTTGATACGGATATCCTGGAAGGCTCCGGATACACCAGCATGGAAGAATTTGCCTATGCCAAGTATAAGATTGACAAGTCACAGGCTTCCCGTTTTATCGGGATCAACCGCAGGTTCTCCGAAAACGGGTATTCGGATCGCCTGAAAGAGCAGTTCCAGGGGTACGGTGTAGCCAAGCTGGGAGAACTGCTCACCCTTCCGGATGAGATCATTGAGGTGCTGCCGGAGGAACTTTCCCGATCCGCTATCCAGACGGTAAAAAAGGAGATCCGCGAGGAGGAGAAGATATCCGACCTTGAGGTTATGATGGAAGAACCGGAGGGGAGCGGCGGTTCCCTTCTGGATCAGTGGATGGAAGTGTATTTTAGAGAGCATCCGGATAAGTACCTGCAGATCCGCAACCTGTATCTGAGTACGGACAGAGAGCGTATGACAGCGGATATCCTGGCCCCCAGCGGCACGGCGGCTGAGACTGCCAGGATCCCCGGCACCGGAAAAATAATCCTGGCCATTAAGGGAAGTGATCAGAACCCGATCCTCATGAATGTCAGAACCATGGAAAAGGAATCATACAGCTGGTCGGACTGCGTGGAAGCCCTGCGGAGGCTGTGCCCTTATACGGTGGAACCCAAACAGGCCTATGAACAGCACTATGGGATCCCGTTTCCGGAAGAAACACCGGATCAGAAACCTGAAAAGAAACCGGAGTCCACAAAAAAGAAAGAGACTCCGCCCAAACCACAGAAATCTGAAAAACCGCCAGTTGCACCGGTACAACAGAAGAAAGAACCGGAAACACCTCCCACAGAACCAACTCCGCCGGAAATCCCCCGAGAACGTCAGATGGAACTGGAGGAATACCAGGGAGTTGTTCCGGAAAGCTGCATTGTATGCCATGACGGGACGGAAGTGGTGCAGCCTAAGGAAACACTCCGGGCAGAGGGAATCCGGCTGGCGGATGAGCTGGCCCAGTGGATGCGTACGGGAACTGTTTCTTATGCAGGGCAGGCAGAGGGGATTGCGCTGCGTCTGGCAGAGATTATAAGGCAGATTGCCAATGAAGAGCATAGTTGAGCGGGATCCGGCTGAGAGATGCTTCCTCTGCGGAACCTGGGGACAATTAGAAAAGCATCATATCTTTGGAGGCCCTAACAGGAAATGGTCTGAAAAATACGGCATGACCGTCCATCTCTGTCCGGTATGTCACCGGGACAACCGCAGGGGGGTGCACGGGGATGCTGAGAAGATGCTGGCTCTTCATCAGACCGGGCAGAGGGAGTTTGAGCAGAAATACAGCCACAAGAAGTTTATGCAGATTTTCGGGAAAAACTATCTGGATACAGAGGAAACTTAATGGATCTTATGACAGAAGCCAGGAGCATAGAAAGCAAGCCGGACGGCGAACCGGTGGAGCGGATTGGACGCTATCAGAATGGGAACCGGATCTATATATTCTATCGGGGAAATGCAGGAAATATCTGGTACGAGACCCGGTTCCTGATGGGCGAAAAGGAAGTTTCGGAATATGAATCCATTTTTGGAGAAAGGAAAAGAAAAAGACGATGAACCGAGTAATACTGATGGGACGCCTTACACGGGATCCGGAAGTGAGATGGTCGAGAGGAGAAAGGGCGATAGCAATCGCAAGGTACACTCTGGCGGTAGACCGAAGGAGCCGCAGGAATCAGGACGGAAATTCTGAACAGACTGCCGATTTTATCAACTGCGTGGCATTTGACCGTGCTGGGGAATTTGCAGAGAAGCATTTCAGACAGGGGCAGAGGATCCTGATATCCGGACGGATCCAAACCGGAAGCTATGTCAACAAGGATGGACAGAAGGTATATACAACAGAGGTCATAGTAGACGAGCAGGAGTTTGCGGACAGCAGAGGCCATTCTGCACCAGCTGAAAGACCGGCACAGGGAACCGATACCGGGGACGGTTTTATGAGCATCCCTGAGGGGATAGAGGATGAGGGGCTGCCATTTACTTAAAGGAGAAGGAATGAAAAATGGAGATGCAATAAACGTCAATAAACGATACAGGATAACCTGCCCGTATTGCGGAAAGATTCAGTATGCGTGTTTATCAATTGCTCACACATGGGGGATTGCTGATGGAGGCAGAGGGATATGTTTAGAATGTAAAAAGGTTATGACACTGGTGTTTGACTATGAAGCTGAGGCAATGACGGCTAAAGCGAAGGAGACTTAAGGACTTTTGGAGGCGTGAAATGGTAACAGATCTAAGCAGATTTAAAGTGATACATGGAGAAAAGGTACTGAATGCTGTAGCGCTTGTGGATGTAAGAATGAAGAGAGATGAGCCGCTTGATTATGAAAATAGGAAAACAGTTATAAAGCCAGAGTGGATTGATGTGTTAGCAATCAACGAGGATGGAAACATTGTTTCGATTGCAGATGAAGCGTGGACATTTCAGTTTATTCCTATTGTTGAAAAAATGAAATATTAGACTTTGGAGGTGTGAGATGAACGGGAAAGGTTTACCGCAAACGATTTTTGTTGGTGATCTTACTGTCACGCAGGCAACAAATTGCCATGTCAGTATATGCAAGGATGGGCGGAGAGTCTTCCATGCACCAGTTGATAGGCCACTGGATTTTGATGAGCTGATGGAATGCGTGAAGATGTATAAGGTGATGGCATCGATAGCCCCAGAGCCATATCAGAGCCGTCCTGAAAATTATATAAAGTTAAGACCAAGGGGAGTCGGTGAAAGGGGAGGATACTTCTGTATGCCATTAAAGAAGAATGTACCAGAAGGGCATCCGAACTGGAAAATGGTACGTTGCCCGGAATGTGGGGCTGAATGCTGGAGACTGCCGCAAGCAGATCTGGCAGAGGCACAGGGAGTGGCAGGGCTGTGCACTATGTGTGCATTTAGAAAAGGAATGGAAAATTAAGGTTTAGTGAGGTTTTGTATGACAACTGAACAAAAAAATGTTGCTATAACCGCAATATAATTGCAGAAGCATATCAATGTTCTCTGGAGGATGCAGAACTAATTAAATATTTAAGAATTTTTATATCTCAGAATATAGATGAGATTGAAGAACTGATTAAAACCGATGAAGAAGTGAAAGTGTCTGATTTTATTTATGAGCATATAGTTGAGTTAAAGCGTATTTTTCATATATGTTCATGATTGAACTGACATTAATTAAAAAGTGTGTATCTATACACGGAAAGGGGCAGAGGGATGGCAAGACCAAAGAAAGAAACCGATCAGAAGTACATCCGGCAGAATATAAGCATGGACCCGGAGCAGCTCAAACGGGTAATCGCCTTCTGCCAGAAGGAGGACAGGGCGATTAGCTGGGTGATCCGGCAGGCCCTGGACAAGTATCTTGACGATAATGTTGCGTAAGATTACATAACGTTACACAACGATACTGAGATATAGCGCAGGAGGAAAGAGGGGATACAGTGTGGGGATTATAAAATCAGAAGCCCAGAGACGAGTGAACCGACAGCAACGTGCCAGAGCAGTGGCAGCCAGTGATATGGATGCGATCCAAGGGCCGAAGCTGGAAGTCTGGTCTGCATGGATGCCAGCATATGCGTATACGTTGCTGTGCCCGGACGAGAGATACAGGAGGGGATCATCATGAGACATTGTTATATGGATAATGGCAGAGGATTCTGTGACGGTCAAAGAACCCGGAAAGGGAATATATTCAGAAAGTGTTGGGGATGTCCATATTTGCAAGGAGGCGGTACCATTGGACAAGATAAAAAAGAGGAACATGACATTAAGCGACTATAATATATCCCGCGCCAAATACAATGAATTAAAGTATTTCTGTATGCAGTACGCTGAAAAAAAGAGAGAACTTGAAAAAGGGTATGGCCTGAATGCGATTGTTAATGATGGAATGCCAAAAGGGAATATGTCAGGAAATCCCGTGGAAAGAGCAGCTATACATAATACTATGCTGCGGGCGGACATTGAACTGATAGAGCAGACGGCTATAGAAGCAGATTCAGAAATTTACCCATGGATACTTAAGAATGTAACAGATGGTTTGCCATATGAATACATGGATGTTCCTATAAACAGAACAGACTTTTATTGTATCAGAAAATACTTTTTTTATTTGCTTTCCCTAAAAAGATAAAAAAATGTGCACTAGAAGGGGGTACATCCGTGATATTATGATAGCATGGAAATGGGTAAAAGAACTGCCATACTCTCCTTTGCTGGAAGCCTCCGCACGATTGCGAAGGCTTCTAGTTTATCAACATATTGTGCATAAAAAGTGGATAAATACAAAATGTGGAGTGCTTTTGTGAAAATCATAAGTGCTCATCTCGACACAGCTCATCAAGCGTGACGCCGAGAGCATCAGCTAATTTGATTGCCGTTGATATCCGGCCGTCGCCACGGGATTCCAAGTCCTGGATTGTTCGGCGGGGCACTCCGGAAAGCTCTACAAGCTGAGGAACCGACAGCCCTTTTCCGGTACGTATTTCTTTTAATCGCATTTCCGTGCCCTCCTTGAACAGATAAAGTAGATGACTGTACAGACGAGTAGGGAAAGCCATTTAAAGCAATCGAAAACAGTAGGGGCATAGAATTCGCCATTGAAGCCCTCATAAAGAAAAAGGATGGCAAGGGCGATTAAAATGTTACGGTAAATTTTCATAGTTTATTTTAGCAAATGATTGTGCTATATTATAAGTGAGGAAGAAAGGGGCCGAAGCCCCTGTTCTTACTTCTTTTTTCTTTTAGACCTTTTGGATTTGTTTTCCTGCTTCGTCTTAACTATCAGGCAGATGGCGGTGACGAGCGCAAGAAACGCTTCCGAAAGGTCTTTGATGATCTCACTTATGGATTCATTCATTTGCTTTTCCCTCCTTTCTATGGTTAATTATAGCACGTATTTACGTGCTTGTCAAGCATAAATAAATGATTTTAAAAGGGTAGGTGTGACTATCCTTTTTTATGCAACGCTTATGGGAGAAAAAACGGGTCCTTCCAGCCCCCTACCCCCCTATGCGGGTCGCGGAAGGCCCGGTATTTTTCTCTGTACAGACATTTTTTTTACGGCACTTCCTTCCGCTTTTGGGGCGCTGCATGGGCAGTAGAAAAATATGGAAGGGGGGAGATACAGGAGGGGCAGAAAAAATATGATTGTGAATCAAAAGGAATTGGCGCAATGCCTTGGAATATCAAGCAGAAGAGTGCGTGCGCTGAGAGAAGAAGGGCTGTTCCAAACCGCCCAAAATGGACGAGGATATCCACTCGAAAACTGCGTTCAGGAATATATTGAATATAAGGTAAATGCGGAACTGGGACGCAGTGCATTGATCTCTAAGGAGAAAGTGCAGGCGGAACACGAAGAAGTGAAGCGGCAGATCTCTCTGCTGAAGCTGAGAAAGCTGAGAAGAGAGCTGCATGAAGCGGCCGATGTGGAATTTTATCTATCGGATATGCTGGTCCGTTTTAAAAACAGGCTCCTTGCACTGCCTTCCAAACTTGCTATGGAGATTGCAGGCCTGGAGGATATCAACGATATCATACAGATCATACAGAAAAATATGCTGGATACTCTGGAAGAACTTTCGGAATATGATCCGGATGAGATCGACCAGGGAGATGTATATTTACCCGAAGAAGATGAGGAAGGAGAGGAAGAGGAGGAGTAAGCACGCATGAGCCAGAGAAGCCGGTCGAAAATAAAAACAAAGAAATTATTTAAACGAGTTATACGGCATACGCTGGCAAAGCCGGAGGAGCTTACGGTCAGCCAGTGGGCGGAAAAATACCGTGTATTGGATGATTCCAGTAATATTTCAGGAAAGTGGTCGAATAGTGTGACGCCCTATCTGGTGGGGATCATGGATGCGATCAATGACCCTTATATACGCGAGATTTATTTCTGCAAATCCTCACAGATCGGCGGTACGGAGGCTCTTATCAATATTTTATGCTACCTTATCATGGAGCAGCCGGCCCCTACGATGATCGTTTATCCTTCTGATGATCTGGCTAAGGATATCTCAAATGATAAATTAAAACCGGCGTTCCGGCTGATTCCGGAAATACGGAAAGTGTTTTTTGAGAACAGCTCCAAAGAGCTGCGGTTAAAGTTCAAAACGATGGTCCTGTATCTGCGCGGCGCCGGATCGCCGGCAAAACTGGCGTCGAAAGCAATTAAATATCTGTTTTTTGATGAGATCGACAAGATGGGCGGAGCTTCCAAGAAGGAGGCTTCGCCTTTTAACTTGGCGATGGAACGAATCAAAACCTATAAATCCCAGAGTAAAGTATACGCCTGCTCCACGCCTACACTGGCTACAAATTATATATGGAGCCTGCACGATAATGCGGATGAAGTCCGCCATTACCTGGTACCCTGTCCGCATTGTGGAGAGATGATCGAGCTGAAATTCAGCAGCATTATATTTGAAAAAGACGAAGAAAAGAAACTCAGCCCATATGACCGTGCGAAAACAGCGGTGTATGTCTGCGATAAATGCGGATGCATCATTGAAGACAGCGCGAAACCCGGAATGTTAAAAAAGGGGAAGTGGGTCGCAGTAAAAAAGAGGGGAGTTGGAAGACCGAAAAGCATAGGATATTGGATCAATTCCCTTTACAGTGTGTTTGTTACCTGGGCGGATGTGGCAGAGGAGTATATAAAGTCAAAAGATGATCCTGAGCTTTTACAGAATTTTGTTAATTCATGGCTTGCAGAACCGTGGGAAGACACAAAACTGAAAACAAGTAAGGATACGGTAATGGAGCGCCAGACGGAAATTCCAAAGCTGATCATTCCAGACTGGGCGGAACTGCTTACGGCGGGCGTGGATGTTCAGGAAACGAGCCTGTATTATACGATCCGTGCATTTGGAGCATACACTACAAGCCAGAATATAGCCCATGGACAGGTCCTTGATTTCGCAGGGATCGAACGCATTATGGAGGGGGAATTCCGGCGGGAAGATGGAGAGAGGATGGTAGTCAATCTGGCGTTGATAGATTCCGGATATCAGGCAGATAATACATACGATTTTTGCATTGACCATTCTGATTGGGCGCTTCCATGCAAGGGCTCCAGTAATCCCATGCGGGACCGGTACAAAATCAGCAAGGTCGATAAAAGAGATTCAAAAGCCTATGGTATGCAGGTAGTCCTGGTAGATGGCGATAAATATAAGGACTCGATCGCAGCGAGGATGAAGAGGGAGAATGGCACAGGTTCCTGGATGGTATATAAAGACTGCGACGAGGAATATGCCACGCAGGTTACATCTGAACATAAAGCAATGGTGAGGGCCGCGAACGGTTCAAGAAGCCTGCGCTGGATAAAAAAACACAGCCATGGGGACAACCACTATCTGGATTGTGAGGTGTATGCGATGGCAGCAGCGGAAATAATGGGCGTTAGGGAGTTGCATCTGAAGCAACAGGAAGTTGCACCGGTACAACCCGAAAAACAAGGCAGCCATACACCGGAGGAAAAGTGGATCAGCACACAGGAAAATTGGTTATAGAGGAGGCAGGAAGATGGAAGAGGAACTGATACCGTTTGGTACTCCTCAGGAGCAGCTGGCAACGGTAAACCAGGCGATTTATAACATTTTGGTAGGGGGACAGTCCTACCAGATTGGTTCAAGACGGCTGACAAGAGCAGATCTGGCCCGCCTACAGGACATGCAGAGTAAACTGCAGGCCCAGATCGCATCAAACGAACCAAGCGGATTATTTGCTGATACAGTAGTTGCGATATTTGAAGGGAGGTGAATGTACTGTGAACTGGCTGGATCAAATGATTGGATTTATCTCTCCGAAGGCGGAATATGAACGGGAAGCATACCGGAAAGCATTGAAAGAGCAGCGCAGCTATGATGCGGCGGACTATGGAAGACTTAATGCGAATTGGAGAGCTTCCATTGAATCGGCAGAAATGACTGATCGGTATGGAAGGGATACGATACGGGCCAGGGCGAGAGATATGGAACGGAATTCGGATATCATGAATTCCGTGATTAGAGCCTATAAGCGAAACATATTTGGGAAGGGATACCGGCTCCGGGCGTCCACGGGGGAAGAAGAACTTAACCAGAAGATTGAACACTACTGGCGGATCTGGTGCAAGAAGCAGAACTGTGACGTGACCGGAACCCAAAGCTTTAATGCCATGATGCGGATGGCAATACAGAGAAAGAAAGTAGATGGAGGGATCCTGATCCTAAAGCGCTATACAGGAGGCGGGCTTGTACCTTTTAAGCTACAGGCTTTGGAAGTGGACGAACTGGATCTGACATCTGTTGCTCCGAGACATCAGGGGAATAAGGTGGCCGGAGGAATCGAATATGATCCATACAATAAACCGGTGGGATACTGGATCCGACAATATAGCATTGACGGTATGGACGTAGTGGAGCCTACATACATCGAAGCCAAGGATGTTATTTTTTTCTACACTAAAAATCGCCCATCTCAGATTCGGGAAATATCAGATATGACTCCGACAATGATCCGCATCCGAGATGTAAATGAGTTTATGCGTGCGGTCAGTGTGAAAGAACGGATTCTGGCGTGTTTATCCGCTTTTATCAAACGTGCTCTGCCACAATCGGGAATCGGGAGGTATGGTGGGGGAGGAACGGGCGCCAATGCAGGAACGGATGAACGGTATCAGGGGAAAACCCTGACACCTGGAATGATACAGTATCTGAACCCGGGAGATGAGGTCCAGGTGGTCAATCCGAGCGGACAGGCTACGGATGCGACTGCTTATATGAAACAGGAGATCCGGTTGGTGGGAGCCGGACAGGGGCTGAGCTACGAAACTATAAGCCGTGATATGTCAGAGAGCAATTACAGCTCAGCCAGACAGGGCATGATCGAAGATGGTCTGACGTATGAAGAAGACAAGGAGCAGCTCCTGGAGATTATGGATGAAATTTATGAGAGCTTTGTTATTTCCCTGGTATTGGCCGGAAAAGTATCTATTTCCGATTTTTGGGGAGAAAAGAAGGAAGTTTATCTGTCCCACAGCTGGATACAGGCACCGAAGAGGTGGATCGATCCGCTAAAAGAAGCAAATGCAAATAGGACAGCGCTTAATACCGGTCAAAAGACCTGGGCGGATATGGCAGCAGAAAACGGAAAAGATTGGAAGGAACAGGTAGACGAAATTGCCGAAATTATGGAATATGGCATGAAAAAAGGAATTGATATGGGAGGTGTGATCTTTGGACAATCAATCAAAACAGACACAAATGAGAGGAAGCCTTGACCGTTTCTGTGTTTCAGGGTCGATCCGGGCGGTTGAGGGAGAGGAACGGGTAGTTGAGCTTTCTTTCTCATCAGAAGAACCATACAGTCGGTGGTGGGGAGTCGAGATTCTGGATCATACAGAAGGGTGTATGGATTTGACGCGGTTGAACGAGATCGGCTGTGTTCTGTTTAATCATAAAAGGGATCAGGTGATTGGGCAGGTACTGAAAGCCTGGAACGAAAACGCTAGGGGAATAGCCCAAATACGTTTCGATGAAGATGAGGCATCGGATGTAATCTACAAGAAAGTACAGTCGGGAACCTTAAAGGGAGTTTCGGTTGGGTATCTGGTAGATTCCTGGGAAGAGGTAATGCCCGGAAAGAAATCGGCAGACGGGCGCTTTCTGGGGCCTTGTGAGATCGCAAAGAAATGGACACCCTATGAAATTTCGATTGTTTCTGTCCCTGCGGATCCGACGGTAGGAGTAGGCAGAGAGATGGAAGGACATTCCGGGAGGACGAGAGAATATTTTGAAACACAGTTAAAATTGAATTTTGGCAGATATGGAAGGTAATCAGAGCGCTGTTTGAAGGCGCTCTTTTTGCATACAAAAATACAGGAGGTATAGAAAGTGAACAGAAAAGACCAGATTATGCGGCGGCAGCAGGAACTTCTGACCGCGGCAAGAAATGAACAGAGAAATCTGACAGAGGAAGAACAGGCAGAGTTCGACAATCTGCAGAGGGAGCTGGAAGCACTACCAGATGATAGTAGTTCCGCAGGGGCTCAAACATCCGGGCAGAGGGATATGGGGGCAGGAATGGATGGAAAAAGTACGGAAACACCTGCTCAGGCAGCACAGAGGGCAGTAGCACAGGAGCGCCAGAGGATTGCAGACATTACGGCTCTGTGCCGGAATTTCGGCCTTTCTCCGGACGATTTCATTTCCCGTGGGTATGATATGGACCGTACCAGACAGGAAATACTGGAACAGCTGCAGCGCACAGGTGCACCGGTCAGCGCGCGTGTGACAGTGGACGAACAGGACAAGTTTCGCGAAGCGGCTTCGGATGGACTGATGCTCCGGGCTGGGGTGACGGTGGAACGGCCGGCAGAGGGCAGTACACAGTTTAGGGGAATGAGCCTGAGGGATCTGGCGATTGAATGCGCAGCGAGAACTGGGGAGGATACCCTGACATATCTGAGGATGGACGCCAGTGATCTATACAGTCATCTCTGCAGACAGTTTTATAATCCAACTGCTGCTTTTCCTGCGATTTTGGATTCGACCATCCGAAAGAGCATTGTGCAGTTATATAATCAGGTTCCCACAACCTTTCAGGTATGGACAACCAAAGGCAGCCTTAGCGACTTTAAGGAAAGTCCGGATCATGAGTATGTGATTGGAGGGCTGGGAGATTTTGAAGAGGTGCCGGAAAACGGAGAAATCAAGGCAGATCTTCCGCGCACCGAAAAGCTTCCGAGCCGTAAATTAAAAACGTATGGAAAGCAGTTCTCCATGACCAGGCAGGCATTCATCAATGATGATATCGGATTCTTAACCCGGGTTCCGGGCCTGTATGCAACAAAGGCCAAAATGACGATTGACAAGCAGGTTTATTCGCTCCTGTACAAAAACGAGAAGGTATGGGACGGGAAACCACTGTTTGACGCATCTCATGCAAACCTTATCGGAAACGGGACCAAACCCTCTCAGGTTTCCATCCAGCAGATCATTCTTCAGATGCAGAAGCAGAAGGATCCGTTTGGGGATGCGATCTATGTAACACCCCGTTGGATCATTGTCCCTGTAGGATACGAATTCGATCTGGCAGTTATTCTTCATTCTGCTCAGGTCACGGGATCTGCCAATAACGATATTAACCCCCTGTACAATTATCCACTTAATGTTGTACAGACTCCGGTGCTTAACGCATTGGCGGGGGAAAAGGCTGCCCCATGGTTTATGGCGGCAGATCCGATGAGTGCGAGATCCATTCAGGTAGATTATCTGAATGGTCAGGAAACCCCGATTGTACGGCGCATGGAAGCACCTGGCGTATTAGGGTTTACCTGGGATATTTATACAGACTGGGGAATTGCAGTGCGGGATTTCCGGGGAATCGCAAAGAATCCGGGAGCAGTAATTGAGTAAGCAGGAGGAAAAAAGATGAAGGCAGAATATGTACAGAGAGGCGAAATCCTGGACTACACCAACCAGACCGGAAAAACGATTGAGGCAGGAGAAGTAGTTGTATTCGGAAACAGGATCGCAGTCGCAGGAACAACCATTTTAGAAGGGGAAATAGGAACACTCCATATGACAGGAGTATATAGAGTGCCCAAAAAAGCCAGTGAAGCAATCGAAGCAGGAGCTGATGTATATTATACGGATGCCGGCTTTTCTGCTGTAGCCGCTGTAATGGCAGCAGCTACAGCAGGACGGGCAAAAGCAGGAGAAGCGGAGGTTGCAGAAAAAGCAGCTGCACCTAAAAATGCAGTGGGTTATGCAGTGAGAAAAGCAGAGGCAGATGACGCGATGGTTATTGTTAATCTGAAGTAGGGAGGATTGGAAAATGGCATATACACCACATAAATGGAGCGATGGGGAACTGATCACGGCTGAACGGTTGAACGCATTAGAAAATGGAGCAGCAGAACCGGGACCAGCAGGCCCGAAAGGAGATAAAGGCGATCCCGGAGCGGCGGGAGCAAAGGGCGATAAAGGGGATCCTGGAGCAGCAGGCCCGAAAGGCGATAAAGGTGATATCGGAGCAACAGGACCGAAGGGAGATCCGGGAGCAAAGGGAGCAACGGGACCTGCCGGGAAGGGTGTTAAGAGCCTTTCGCTGACCACGAACGGAGAAGGCAAAGTAACAGGGGGAACCTTGACGTTTTCAGATGATACAACAGCCCCGGTTACAGTTACAACATCATAAGGAGTGAAAATGGGGAATGCATTCAAGGACATCATACGAAATGACAATGTATCGGTATTCCTTAATCCAGATGAATTTGGAGAAATACACCTTGTAGGCGGCCGCCGGATGAACGTGATTGTGGATGATAACGAAATGATAGAACGTGAAAAGCGGCAATCCGGAATGAAGGATTATCGGCAAGGCGTATATAAGCGCCAGATGCTTTTTTATGTCTGCGCTACGAGTTTCGGACCCTTACCGCCGGTAGGAAGAAGCCTGAGCTTTGACAACCAGCCGTATGTTATTACGGATGCTGTAGAGGAAGATGGAATCTATTCCATCAGTCTGGAGGCGATGAGATCATGAGGACGCTCATAGCGGTCGGAATCGACACAAGGGAAGTCGATCTGATTTTTTCCCGCCTTGAAGAAAAGGGCAGCAGGGACCAGGCGTTGAAAAAAGCGCTGAATCTCACTGCCCGCCAGGCGCGGGAGCGACTGGCACAGAAAGCGCAGGAAACGTATGCAGTTAAGAAAACGAGCTTCCGGAAGGAGATAAAGATCCGGAGCGCCACAACAAACCGTATGTCAGCCAGCCTTTTAGCGTCGGGAAGAGCCAAGGAGCTGCTGGATTTTAAAGTTTCTCCGGCAACGGTGCAAAAAGGAAACAAACGTCCAAAGATAACAAAGGGAAAGGTTTTAAAAAGAAGCCCCATGAAAAAGCTGCAAATAGGGGAACTAAAAGCGTTTGTTGTACGTTTTTCTAATGGCCATAAGGCAGTCGCACAGAGACGCAGTAAACAACGGTATCCGATCAAAAATCTGCTAAGCCCATCGGTCCCCGTGATGTTGGGAAATGCCAGAAGGGTGTATGGCATAGTTGAGCCATATATTCAGGATGATCTGGAACGGAATTTAGAACACTTTGTCAGCATGGCGCTGGAGGGAAAAAATTGACAGTAAATGAATTGCAGAAATGCCTGATTAAAGAGATTGAACAGATCACAAAAGAAATGTCTTTTCTGGACTGTGAAAGAAATCCGGCATCCATGAAGGGATACCCACAGGCCATTCCTATATTTTCTGTGTTCCGGGAAACGGACAGCATAGACAAGGAGCCTTTGGGAGAGGACAGCCTGTTTCCATATTTTGTTGTCCGGGCAGACAGCGTTGAGTATCAGGCAGACGATAAAGACGGGCAAGGGAACCGGGTCCGGATCATGATCGTGTTTGCAGTGATGGACGAAGATCCGGATATGAACGGATATTACACACTGACTGCGGCAGTGGAACGAGTCATAGAACGATTTCAGAGAAATCAATCTCTGGAAGCGTTCTGGTGCAGCCGCCGGATGAATGTGGCTTATCAGGAAGATGATACATTTCCGCATTTTTTTGCAGGGATAGAAATGATCTGGTATATACCGGAAATTGAACAGGAGGAAATGTGGTGATGAAACAGACGATGGTTTATATTGGCCCGTCCATCGGCCATTTGGTGCAGACTGGTACTGCGTTTAAAGGTGGCTATCCGCCCAGGATGGAAGCGGCTTTGAAAAGAGAACCCTTTTTAAATGATTTGATGATTCCGGTTGAGCAGCTGTCTGAAGCACGAAAAGAGCTGCGAAATCCGGAGAGCGGCCTGGCGGCATTGTACCGTCGGGCAGAAGGAGGAAAGCATGGCATATAAGCATGGAATTGAAGTAACGGAAAAAGCAACTTCTGTACGCAGCCCTTTATCTACCCGGTACGGCGTACAGGTGATTTTTGGAACGGCACCGGTAAACCTGGCAAAGGATCCGGCAGCCACAGTAAACAGGCCGATCAAAGCGGACACATTTGAAGAAGCACAGGAGGCATTAGGATACAGTGAGGATTGGGAACAGTATACGCTTTGTCAGGGGATGTATGCAAGCTTCCAACTGTTCCAGATTGCCCCAGTTATTTTCGTCAATGTTCTGGATCCCCAAAAGCATACGAAGGAGTTAGAGGAAAAAGAATATGCAGTGAGCAATCACCGGGCGGTAGTTGATATTTTGGGTGTCCTGAAAGATACGGTGACAGTAACGGCGAAAATGGAATCACGGGTTGGAGCGGCTTCTGTAGGGGTGGCTGTTGCATCGGGAGGATCGGTTGAACTGGAGAAAGACAAGGATTACATCCTGGATTTTGATGATTATGGACGTCTTGCAGTCACTCTTTTAAGCACGGGCGCAGCATACAGTGCAGTGGGGGTTACTGTAACAGGAAACGTGCTGGCTCCGGAAAAAGTAACAGAAGAAGACCTCATCGGTGCATATGATGTGGAACATGGAACGGAAAGCGGAATGGAAGTACTGCGCCAGGTATATCCGAAATACGGGCTGGTTCCTTCGATCCTTCTGGCTCCAGGATGGACGGAAAAGCCCGATGTGGGAGCGGCGCTTCAGGCAAAGTGCCAGGACATTAACGGGGCCTTCAGAGCAGTGTGCCTATTGGACCTTGATACAGAACAGGCGCATAAGTATACAGACTGTATCAAGGTGAAGGAACAGATGGGATATGACGATCCTCATGCGATCGTGCTGTGGCCGAAGGTCATAACAGCACGACAGAGTATGAGCTATTCCGCTGTGTACGGCGCCATGATGAGTTATAATACGGCAAATAACAGCGACGTACCATATCTGTATCCTTCCAACCGTGCTCTGAACGTAGAAGGAGCCGTACTGTCAGATGGAACGGAAGTATATCTGGATCAGGTTCAGGCTGGAAATCTGAATGGAGACGGCGTGGTAACAGCGTTCTGCGATCTGGAGTGGAAATCCTATGGAAACAATACAGGATGCTATCCGGTCAATACAGATCCCAAAGACAGGTGGATCGGCTGCCGGAGAATGTTTGACTATGTAGCCAATTACTTTGTGGTAGAGTACAGAAAACGTCTGGACAGCAACATGAACTGGAGGACTGTAGACGATATTGTAAACAGCTTTAATATCTGGGGCAACAGCCTGACCGCATCTGGTATGTGTGCAGGATTGTACATGGAATACCGCAGAGAAGAAAATACGGTGGAGAACATTTTAGCAGGTTACATGAAGCTTAGGATTTATTTTGCCCCATATACACCAGCAGAGTACATCGGAGCTACTATGGAATTTGACGTTTCTACGCTGGAGAACGCAATGGCAGAGGAGGGATAAAAGATGTTTAAGACACATTTAGTCAATCGATACAATGTTTACAAAAGTGGCAAGCAGCTGATCGGTGTTGCGGGAGAACTGACACTCCCGGAGGTGACAAACCTGACGGATACCATGGAAGGGGCAGGAACCGGCGGCAATATGGATATCCCGGTAATTGGCCTGTTGGATGATATGGAGATGCAGATCGGTTTTATGTCGCTGTGTGAGGACATTTTCTCGATCATGGACCCAACGGAGGCAACCGATCTGACTCTGAATGGAGCCTTGCAAGGGACAAATGCAGGAAGCGGAGCTGTGCAGTACCAGAATGTAAGTATTTCTGTCCGCGGAATCTTAAAGCAGTTTTCGCCTGGTACTATGAAATCAGGAGGGCGTATGGATTCCAGCGTGACCCTTGGGCTGAGTTACTATAAGATCGTTTTAGGCAATAAGACAATGCTTGAAATCGACCGTCTGAACGGAGTGTTTATCATCAACGGAAAGGACATTTTAAAAGAAGTCCGTGATATGTGTTAAAGGAGGAACATATGGCAGAACAGAAAAACGATTTTTTGAAGTTGAAGCTTACAATACCTGTGGAATGGCAGGGACAGGAGATCAGGGAACTGGATCTGTCAAAACTTCGGGAAATGACAGGGGAAGAACTGAATGTGGTTTACAATCTGTATGAGACTCAGGGTGGAGAAGGACTTGTCATGCAGGAGGGAAAGCTGTTGTTCGCTCAGATCATTGCTTCCCGTATAACGGGATATCCCTTGGAAGCAATTTACAAGATCAAGGCCAAAGACAGTGTTACACTGAAGAACCGGGTATACCGTTTTTTCTTCCTTGCGGCATAGCCGGACTTCCCGATATCAGGGAAATGAACCGGACATTTATATCTGCGGGGCGGTATTCAAGGTCCGGCCCGCAGTTCTTTTTGATGCTGCCGCTTCCGACAGCTATCCACTATGTCCAGGATACAATAGAAACAGCCAGACAGGAACGCGAAATAATAAAAAATGACAGCAGAAAGAGGCGATGACAGATGGCGGACAAAAAGAAAAAATATGAATTGGAGATCATGATCGCGGGCGGAACGGACCGGTCTTTGGAAGCATCTATCAGAAGGGCTCGTAAGGAGATCGACCATCTGGAAAAGAACGCCGGACTGTCAGCGCAGAAAATAGGGGATTCCTTTGGCGGCATGAGCGTGAAAGGAATCAACAGTCTGGCAAAAGTATCCGACCGTGCATTTGACGCTATGGTGAAAGGAAGCAAGTCGGCGGCATTAGGTATAACGGCTGCACTGGGAGCAGCCACTATGACCGGAATGGGCTTTGAAAGCCAGATGAGTACTGTACAGGCTATTTCACAGGCTTCGGAAGCAGATATGCGGAAGCTGACCAGTCTGGCAAAGGAGATGGGGGAAACCACCCAGTTTACGGCAGAGGAAGCCGGACAGGGATTGGAATACATGGCATCAGCCGGATGGACCACGCAGCAGATGTTAGACGGCCTGCCGGGAGTGATGTATCTGGCTGCGGCATCCGGAGAGGGATTGGCTCTGTCTTCTGAAATCGTAACGGGAACACTGACTGCATTTGGGAAAAATGCCAGTGAGGCAGCACGGTTTGCGGACGTGCTGGCCCAGGCAGCCGCTGCCTCCAATACAGATGTAGCGGGGCTGGGAGGAACCCTTGAGTATGTAGCACCTGTGGCCGGGGCACTCAAATATTCATATGAAGATGTTGCGATCGCGGCCGGATTGATGGCAAATGCAAATATTAAGGGAGAAAAGGCCGGAACGGCGTTAAGAGCTGCCCTGACGAATCTTGCAAAGCCTACGGAGCAGATGCAGGGATACATGGATGACCTGTCCTTATCCTTGACAGACAGCAATGGAAATATTGTCTCTCTTCGGGAACTTCTTGGGGATGCAAGGGAAGGATTTGCAAAGCTGTCAGAAGCCCAGAAAGCGGAATATGCTGCGGGGATTGCCGGGAAAGAGGGAATGTCCGCATTGCTTGCAATCGTCAATGCTTCTCAGGAAGATTTTGATAAATTGGCACAAGCGATCGATCACAGTACTGGAGCCGCGCAGGAAATGTCTAAGATCCGCTTGAATAACTTGAAAGGAGATTTGACGATTCTTTCTAGCGCTGCTCAGGGGCTGGGAATCGAAGCATATGGGGGATTCTCGGAAGAATTAAGGGGATTGACCCAGGATGCCACTGAGGGAATCGGGATCCTTACAGAGAACCTGAAAGAAAATCTTCCTACCATCCGCCGTGAGATGAAGGAGGCCGGAGAGAGTGCAAAGGAATGGGTCTCGCCCATTTTAGAGTTTGGAGAATGGAGCCTGGATCATCCGGAAGCAATCCAGGGGACGATCGTGGGAATTACGGGAGCACTAGCGACATTTAAGGGCGTACAAACGGCACAGGCAGGCATTAAATTATTAGGGAACCTTTCGGGAATGCTCAGTGCATGGCCAGTAGCATTAGCCGGTGTTACGATCGGAGGAATAGCGGGCGTTGCCACGGCCATAAAGGCACACAATAAACAACTTAAAAAGGCGGATTTGAATAAGCGATTTGGAGATATTACCCTTTCCATGGAAGAACTAGACCAGACGGCCAGGATGATTATAGATAATGGAAATCTGGATCATGCATTGGCATCGATAGAAGAAATGGATAAGGTCAAGGATCTGTCCGAGAGCTTCCAGCAGGCTGGAAAAGAACTGGACAAGCTGAACTGGAAAATCGGAATGGGTTTTGGACTGGACGAGGGTGAGCTGCAGGATTATGCGTCTGCGGTAAATGAATCGATCCAGAGCGCTCTTCAGATCGTAGAGCAGTCGCAGTACACTACGCAGATCAGTGTGCAGGCTCTGTTTGGAAAGGATAATGCAGCTGGGAATGAACTGATCGCTGGATTTGACAGTATGTATGCATCCATCAATGGAGAAGTTCAGGAGCTTGGCAGGCAGCTGGGTGATGCATACAGCGCGGCCATGGAGGATGGAATCATCGATATAGATGAAGCCAGAACGATTCAGGAGTTACAGAAAAAGCTGGCAGACGTCACCCAGCAGGTATCCAAAGCACAGTTTAATGCCAAGATGGAACGGATTGTTATGGAATACAGCGGAAAAGAGCTGGATCCGGAGACGTTCCAAAACTTACAGGCAGAGATCCAGTCGGCTGCCGCAGAACAGAAAGCAGCTCTGCAGCAGTCAACGGAATGGAGCCTTGCAAGTGTAGAACTTCAGGCAGACAGAGAAGGAAAAGATGGGCAATGGGTTGCCAAACGCAAACAGGAGATACAGGATGCGTTTGCTTCTCAACAGATGGAATTGGACATGAGCGGTGTATCGTTTACAGCCCAGTCCATTAAAGAAGCATATGGCCAAGAACTGGATAACATTCTTCCAGAAATGCAGGAAGCATTGAAACAGGCCATGGCATCAGCCATGCAGAACCATGTACAAGGTGACGAGCAACTGGCGGATTGGACAGCAGCTCAGATTCAGCCCTGGATGGACGCACAGGGATTAAGCGATGTATCGCAGAAAGCAATCCAAGATTTATGGGATACGATTGAACCCCAATTTGAACAGCTGGCAGAAATGAAACGTCAGATGGAGGAAAAGGGAGAAGAAATTCCACAGGCGTTCATGGAAAGTTTTCAAACAGCGGCCCAGATTGGAGCTGTAGCAGGAAACACAGATGCGATCTATTCACTTTTGGGAGGTATGACGGAAGATGAAACATACGCCTCCATACTGAGTGAATATGAAAATGCAGGCGGAAAGATACCGGAGGCGCTTGGAAATGGAATCCTAAACAGCACAGATTCTGTAACACAGGCAGTAGGGAGTTTAAGGGAGGAAACGCAGGCTGAACTTGACCGGCAATTCGGAAGCTTTTCCGTGACGGGTAAAGTGAACGTGAGGTTATCTGCAGCAGGAAAAACCGGGGAGGATATCCCTCACTATGCAAAAGGTGGTCTGATTGCTCGCCCAACGCTATCATGGTTTGCGGAGGAAAGCCCGGAGATGGCGATCCCTATAGATGGGTCGAAACGCTCCATGAATTTGTGGAAGCAGGCAGGAGAACTGTTGGGTGCTTACGATCGGAATAATTATGGACGCATGGCAGGAGAATTAAATGCAGCAGGAGTGGCGTCACAGTCTCATTCCCAAGCTGTGCCTGCGGCGCCTGTATTTTCACCTGTTATTCATATACAGTCCGGGGAGAATGTAAAAGAGCAGGTAATGGAAGGACTGAACATATCTTATGAGCGGTTCGTGGAATACATGGAGCGATTTAAAAGGGAACAGTACAGACAGGCGTTTTAAAAAGACCGCCTATGATAGGCGGCCTAAGAGAAAGAGGATCAATGCATTTGAATTTTAGAAATAAGAGCTTCCTGGAGTACCTGAGAAAAGTTGAGCCCCATAGAAGTTGCGGCTTCGTTTAACCACTCTGGAATGGTAAGCGTTTTTTTGACGGCTTTATTATTATACATTTTTCGGTAAGCCATGGTATCACAGGCGATAAAATTAACAAATTCATTTTCGGATACTGTAATAGCCGTAGGAACAGATGCTTTGGGGATTTCTCGCCCCTCTTTTTCGTACCCATAGAGGGTGAGAGCCAAAGCATCCTCGGCCATTTCGATTCCATCTTCCAGACTGTCTCCACAGGTGTAACAGCCTTCTAAGTCTGGAAAAATAATGGAATAGGTACCATCCTCTTCAAGAGTAAAAACTGCGGGATAAGCATATTTGGACATAATTGACTCCTCCTTGTTATTCTATAAAAATATGATAAAAGGGCCGGGGCTATTTAAGCCCCGCATCCTTCAGTATGTTGTTTACCGTTCCTGTAGGAACCTCTGCTTTGTGGCGTGGTACTGTGAATTGCTTGCCAGTTATTTCACTGTACCATACATCATGGCGACTGCCATGCCTCAGAATGTAGCATTGGTTCTTTTTTAATTTTTTGATTAACTCCTGAGTATTCATATTACCTCCTCTCTTATGTTAATATTATAGCACGTATAAATACGTATGTCAAGTAAAATACGTGTGAATACGTAAAAAGTTTGGAAAAGGAGCTGATTTCATATGAACGAAGCCTATCGGACGATTCAGGGGGACACCTGGGATATGATCGCAAAAAAAGTTTATGGTGATGAAAAATACCTGGACTATTTGATGGCCCATAATTTTTTGCTGTTGGATTATTTTGTTTTTCCGGCAGGGGTTACGGTGAACACTCCTTCACTTTCTGCTCAGACGCAGCGAGATGATCTGCCATCATGGCGTAAGGGGGTACAGACTTGAAAACACGAAAAAAATCTGTGAGTTTAATTTATAACGGAACAGAGGCGTACAGCGAACTGGCTCCTTATTTGGAGCAGATCACATATACCGATTCAGTGGATGAATCAGATATGATTTCACTGGAACTGTCAGATCGGGATCTAAAATGGAGGAATGCATGGATCCCGCAAAAAGGTGATATTTTGATTCCGGCTCTTACTTTGGAGGACTGGAATTATGAGGGCGAAAAAATGACAATCCAGTGCGGATCTTTTATAGTGGATGATTTTGGGTTTTCTTCTCCGCCCGTGATAGGAAATATAAACGGGGTTTCATCCCCGGTTAATACGGGATTCAAAGAAACGGAAAATACAAAAACATGGGAGGCAGCCACAGTACAGCTGATCGCAGGGGAAATTGCCGGGAAATATGGATTAAACCTGATCTATGAGGCACAGGAGATTGCTGTCGCGAAAATCGAACAGGACAAAAGGACAGACAGCGATTTTCTGAAAACACTGTGCGAAAAATATGGTTTGGGACTTAAAGTTTTTTACAACCGTTTGGTGATTTGGGATTACAGGGAGTATTTCGGCCGCACTCCCGTAACTGAAATAAAACCGGAGATGTGCTCAAAGTGGTCGTACAGGAGTTCTATGCAAGGGACTTATACAGGCGCGCGGGTGAGCTATAAAAACCCAAAAACAAAGAAAATGGTAGATGTTCTGGTAGGAACAGAAGAAAGACTGTATAAAACAAACCAGAAGGCAGACAGCGAAGCGGATGCACGCTTGATCGGTGAAGCAGCTATCAGAAATGCCAACCGCAGGGAAAGTACAATGCAGCTGACTATGCCGCCTCAGCTTTTGCTGATGGCTACATTAACCGTGCGATTAAATGGATTCGGACAGATGGACGGAGCCTATTTTATCGAAAAGGTTACACACCAGATTGGGCGCAAAGCTTATGTAATGCAGGTGTTGTTGAGCAGGATACCAGAGGGCGATTCAGAAAAAATATCTGCCCCAACAGAAACAGGAACGGGAAAGGCCTACATAGTGCAGAAGGGGGATAATCTGTGGGATTTGTCCCAGAAGTTTTATGGGACACCATCCAGATGCGAAGAAATATACCGCGCAAATAAAGACAGGATCGAGACTGAAGCCAGAGAGCACGGAAAGAGCAACTCCAGCAATGGATATTGGATCTGGCCTGGGACTCCGCTTGATATACCATTATAGGAGGTGAGATAGGTGCAGGATATTGCAAGAGTAGGGGTGGTATCCTCCATAGAAAAGGATGGAGGGATACGTATCTACTACCAGGACCGGGAACAGACCACAGCCCCCATGCAGCTGTTCTCCGGATATGGAGAATATGCGCTGCCACAGATCGGGGCTCAGGTAGTAGTCATCCATCTGTCAAATGATACCAGCAGCGGAGTTGTATTAGGAAGCGTCCGGAGCCAGGAGGATACCGTGCCAGAGGGCGTTTTGTATAGAAAGAATTTGGGGAAAGGGGCATATGTGGAGTTCCGGACAGGCATTGTAATTATTCATGGCCCGGAAATCCGATTTGAAAATGAAGATGAAAGTATAAGCTTATCTGAGATCCTGGAACTTGAAAAACGGGTTAAACGATTGGAGGAGAAAGCGTGATCGGATTATTGGGAGATATTCGGTTCAGAGTATCAGACAAACGTGTATTGACAATACGCAATCTAAAACGGGAAATCAGCTCTTCATGGAATACAATGGACAGAATTGGCCTAAAACCTTTAACGGAGTATGCTGGGCCGAACCTTCAAACGATATCGTTTGAAATGACGCTTGATGCCTCTTTGGGGATAAAACCCAGAGTGATGCTGCAGACACTGGAACGGATGGCAGAGGGACAGGAAGCGTATGAGCTTGTATTAGGAAGACGGCTGATCGGAAAGAATAAGTGGGTTATCACAAAGTGCTCTGCTGCCTATGATGTGATTTTGCGGGGCGGGGAGATTTACAAAGCAACCGTCAATCTGAATTTACAGGAATATGTGTAGGAGCGGCAGATGGATCGGAAATTTAAAATTGATGTTGAAGGAACGGAAGAAGAGAAGGAATTGATCCGAACACTGACAACCCTTTTTTCTACACGGGCAGGAAGCCAGCCGGCAGACCGGGAGTTCGGAATCGACTGGAGCTGCATGGATGAACTGCCGGAAGTGGCGGAAAGCCTGTTCGCATTGGAAGCGTATAGAAAAGTTGAACGCTATGAACCAAGGGTCGAAATCAAGGATATCAAATTTGAAAATACACAAGGGGTATTACTCCCTTGTATTTATTTTGTCAGAAAGGAAAACGTTTGATGGAAGGAATTGAAAGACTGAAAAACTATCCGGACGTAACGTTTATTGAAGCGATCAGCTTTGATAAATTAAAAGAAAGCATGGTAAGCGATTTTGAAAAACGGTACAGGGAATTGACCGGAAACACCATGACACTGGCGGCGGCAGATCCATACCGTCTGATTTTGTATGCCTGTGCGGTGGCGATTTACCAGGGATATCAATATACTGACAAAGCAGGAAAGATGGGACTGCTAAAGTACAGTACAGGGGACTTTCTGGATAATCTTGCAGCGCTTAAGGGTATCACACGAAATGAAGCTGTTCCGTCCAGAACAACGATGAGGTTTACATTATCGGCAGTCCAGAGCAGAAAGGCTGTTATCCCAAAAGGAACACGCCTGAAGGGACAGGAATTGTATTTTGAAACAGTGGAAGAAGGTGAGATACCGGCAGGAGAATTGACAACAGACGTTCCAACTGTATGCCAGACTGCAGGGGCAATAGGCAACGGATACAGAGAAGGAGATATCACAACTCTGGTAGATCCGCTGCCATTTAACGCAAAAGTATCCAATGTAGAGATTACGGACGGAGGAGCGGACCGGGAAGAGGATACAGATCTGGCGGAACGTATCTATCTTGCCCCGTCCAAATATTCGACGGCCGGGCCTGAACCGGCATATGAATACTGGGTGAAGACATACAGCTCTGCTGTTGACGAATGCAGAGTGATAACGGAATCTCCGGGTGAGGTAGATATTTATATTATGGTAGACGGTAAATTGCCGACAGAATCCTTTATAAAAGAACTGACGGAAAAACTGAAGAATGGAGAGCAGAGGCCATTAACGGATCATGTAGTGGTCAAGGCTCCGGAAACGGTAAAGTATGAGATCGATTTTACGTACTATATTCGGTCTTCGGATAGGGATATGGTGGATACGATCCAGAAGGCAGTGAAGAATGCCTGTAATAATTTTATAGCATGGCAAAATAAAATCGGAAAAGATATTACGCCATCGCAGCTGATCAGCGAAATTATGCAGGCTGGCGTCCAGTCAGTAGAGATTAAAAAACCATCCTATATAGAAATCTCCGATTCTCAGATCGGCATTACTTCTGAACCAGTAATTACTTATGGAGGTCTTAGGGATGGTTGAGTTTTTACATGGAGAAATAAAAGACATTCTGCCTCACAATCTGCTTACGCCGGAAATATACTCGATCAGTTATGCGGTAGGAGAGGCGATGAGACGCTGGGGACGTTTCTGCGCATCTGTACACCTGTATGCAGAAATAAGCTGTGTTCCGGAAGAGGCACTGGATTTGATGGCAATAGAAATGAATACCCAGTATTACGATCAGTCAATGAACCGGAAGATGAAGGAACAGCTGATTATGCAAAGCCTGGTCTGGCACTTGCGGGCAGGAACCCCTTCTGTGCTTAATGAATTCCTGGCGACTGTATTGGGAGGAGGATATATAGAGGAATGGATGGAGTATGATGGGGAGCCCTATCATTTCCGAGCCTACGCCAAAGTGGATGAAGGGATGGAGATCCCTTTGGGATATGTAACAGAAATAAAGCGGCAGCTGAATACATACAAAAATGTACGATCATGGCTGGAAGATTTCTTCCTGATGATACAGACTGCGGTAACAGAAACGATCGAAGTAAGCAGCCAGCTGGAACTATTCACAGAGTTTTATGCAAGGAACAACAGAGCCTATTTATTACTGGATGGAAGCTGGGGTCTGGATGGTCTCTATTATCTGAATGGATATAAGACGGAAAATATGGACCTGTATCCGGTTCGGTTGAGAATTTCGGGAGAAATTCCGGTGGCAATTACGTGTGGAAAAGATTCTGCTATGCAGATAGAAAGCAGTGCAAACTTGGAATTGGCAGCAGAAACAATTTTTGATGTAACAGGACAGGCTGTTCAAACGATTCACATAGAGGACTGCTTGGGAATAGTAGGAAAAATAGAAAATGGATGTGAAGCAGCAGGACATTTGAGGGTAGAAAACAATCTGTGGTATTTGGATAGAACATATTTGTTAGATGGAACAAAGATATTGAACGCGCAAATTTTTGACTATGATTTATAGAGAGGAGAACGGATATGCCAAATGGAGTAATTACGGAGATTGGAAGAAAGAAGCTTTGCAAAGCACATGCAGGAGATATTACGTTGCCTAAAATAACGCAAATGGCATTTGGAAGCGGTGGCGTTAATCCGAGCGGGGAAGTGATCGCGCCGACAGGAGCAGAAACTGCTCTGAAAAAAGAAATACTGAAAAAGAACATTGGCGGTCATATGTACACCAATGAAAAGGAGACTTCCTGCCGTTACACTGCCCGTTTGGAAAAAGAGGAACTTGCAAATCAGAGCATTTCCGAGCAGGGGCTGTTTGATGAAGATGGAGATCTGGTTGCGTATATAACATTTTTGCCCAAAGGAAAAGATGAGGGCATGGTGTTTATTTTTGATATGGACGAAATTTTCTAAGGAGGATTTACAATGGCAGACTTACCGATTACAGAAAACCCGCAATTTTCAGAAACAATGGAGGCGCTTACGCCTCAGGATCGTGCAGAACCTCAGACATTTGACATACGTTATCAGAAGCTGCTGGATAATGATAATTATTTAAAAAAGAAAATAATGGGACGAAAAAACATTATTTTTTTAGCAGCAGGATGGACAGGAGAGGGACCGTTTAAACAGGCAGTTAGCGTGGAAGGAATTACGGCAGAGGATGTCCCCGTTCCTGCGTTTGTGGACGACGGAGGAAATGAAGCAGAAAGCAAGGCAAAAAAGAAAGCATATGGTTGTATTACATATTTTGAAAGCAGCAATGGAACTGTAACAGCAGTTTGCAATTACAAAAAACCAGAAGCAGACTGTACGATTGAACTGAAGGGAGTGTAAGCATATGGCGAGATTTTATCCGATTGGGGCAGCTGGAGGCGGAGCAGGGAGCGATGACTGTACAGGCACTGTGGACGAATTACTGAAAGGTTACACTGCGGTGTTGAAGGGGTCTGGGGATGAGCCAGTGCAAGGAAAGTTAGAGCTTACAGGAGATGCACAGGAAGGAAATGTTTTGGCGGGAAGTACCTTCTATAACACGGACCCCAAAACTAAGAGAGCAGGCACCATGCCAAACCGCGAAGGATACTGTGGCTGGGGAAACAGCAAAGGCAATGACGGAGGCAATCAGAGGATGTGGGTCCGGCTCCCGGGTGGCTATTACAATGAGAACGCAGAAGTATACCTGTCATGGGCCGATATCCGTAATATGGCGGGGATTACGCCGGAGAAGATCAAAAAAAACGAGCCGATAATGGGTATTATCGGAAGTTTTGAGGGGTGGGTACCAACGCCTCAGGATCTATATTATAACGGTGTAAATGTTGGGGGATTGCAAATCAACTTGTTTGCGCAAGAGAATACCAGACTACTTATGAAAGGCGACTACTCAACATGGAACCATAGAGCTATTGTTTTCCCAAACACGATTGATGTACGAAGTTATAGTAAGTTGATTTTTGAAGGACAATTTCTTAGATATTGGAAAAATGATCCTGATAATGGCATCCCTCCGTCATGGATCAGTCTTTGTCGATATAAGACGTATAATAGTGATGAGGAGATTGCAAAAGTTAAGTGGGATGGAGGATATGGAGCCTCTATTGGAAATTTTCAACTTGACATTTCACAACTCACTACTTTTGAAGCCAATAAATATTATATCAGTATTGGTTATATTGCCAAGGGGACATATATTACCCGCATTAGATTGGAATAAATTAAGCTATATAAATACGAGTAATAGAACCTCTCCAACCATTGGCAGCGTATGGAAACGAGATTTGCGGTGTAAATGTTACATTTCTATTTATAGAAAATGAAAAACCATTAGCTATAGATACATCCCCCAGTTTTATTGAGGAAATAATATTATAATTACTGGTTCGCGACTATTGCGAAAGGAGATGATAAAAATGATTACAAAACCAGTAAAGGAGCCTGACGATGGATGAATTAACAAAAGCAGAGCTGGCCCGCATCCGTGACGAGGATCAGCGCCAGAACCGGCGCATTGAGCTGCTGGAGGACATGAGTAAGGTGATCCAGGATCTGGTGCTGTCCATCCATGGCCTTGCGAAAGACATGGAGCAGATGCTCCAGGAACAGAAAGAGCAGGGGAAGCGCTTGGACAACCAGAGTAAGCGTCTGGACGCCTTAGAGAAGGAACCGGGCAACACCTACAAGGATATCAAAAAAACAGTAGTTACAGCGATAGTAAGCGCGCTTGCCGGATCACTGGCAACCGGGCTTATTTTAATTTTGTCGCAGACTATCCATTGAGAGGAGGTGAGGAACTATGCTTAAGAACTGTGTATTTAGGGCTGATGTGGATACCATCCAGTGGGTCAAGGCCGCAGGTATCCGTGCGGTCA